ATGGAGTATCTCCAGCATCTTGATCTAACAAGTATGCCTTATCTTTCTCCTCACCTGTGAAAGTAATAGTATATCCTACCATATCTCCCTTAGCTGCTCCTGTAGCTGTAGTAAAGGCAGTAACCTCTACTCCATCTTTGTAGCCACACATCCAAATATTGTCATTGTTATCCTGTACGAATAATACGTTACGACCTTTAGAAATGTTTTGTAGTTGAAGTGAACGTGCAGCCGTCATGCCATGAAACATAGCTACAACAGTTTGTGTGTAATATACAGTGCCATTCTCGATGCTGATAGCAGCTTCTTCTGTGAATGATCCTGTGTGCTTAGGTAGCTCAAATTCGTAAACACTTCCTGTATTAAGAGCAGTAACTAAGTTAGTTCCCCCGTTAATAGTAGCAGTGTTAGCGAATGTAGCGTAATCTCCTAAGTAGATGGCTTTAATGCCTCCAATCGCTTCTTTACATGCGATTAAAATTCCTGCGGTAGTTAAACAGCTCATAGTTATTTTATATTAATTAGTTAAATATTCTTTGCAAAGAATGGGCAGCTCTTAGCTAACCCACTCTTTAACAAAGGAGTATTATTTAGTTATCGAATCCGATAACGATATCACCAAGTACTGCGTACTGAACACCTGCACGGAAGCGCATAGCCATTCTCACGTTATCAGATGCATCAGTAAAGCTCATGTCTACTACTTTTACCTCGTTGAAGTCTGAAGTTAAATCAGTTCCGAAGTTTAAGTTAGCTACTGTAGCTAAGATAACTACTGAGTCAGAGATACCTGGGCATACATACACATCATACCCGTTGAAGGTCAATGGGAATTGTGCAGTACCTTGGAAAGTCTGAAGGTATCCTGCAGTAGCCAAAGCTTGACGGTATAACTGTGCAGTCTTACGGTTAACGTAGATCTTAAGGTCAGGGCTTCCTACCAATGTAGCAGGCAAAGCATCTGTACACAACTGCAATTTAGCAATTACGTTAGAAGCATCCAAAGAAGTAGTAAAGTCTACATCAGGTGTACCACCTTTGCCAGCGTCAATCAAATACTGAAGGCCGTTAAATCCTGTGAATCCTGAAGAAGGCCAGTTACCTTTCCAAATGTTACATTCAATCTCTTGTGCAACCTTAGCAGCCAAGTGAGAGATTAAGAAATCAGAGAAGTTAGCAGGAACTACATCATTGATAAAGCCACGACCTGTTTGAGCCGCTTCCCAATCTCTTGTAAATTCTGCCTTGCAAAGTTGGATATTAACCATAAGGTCAGTAACCGTTAATACTTTCTCCTCTAAAGTAAGAGCAGAAGTAGAGTTGTCAAAGTCGCAAGTAGCAGCTTTAACTAATCCTGTTGAAGCAAGTACCTTAAGTACAGCTTTGTATTTTACATTCTCCTTTACGGTGATGTAGTTATTTGCAATAGTATCCCCTGAAAGGACAGCTGCTGCGATGTACGGTAGCGCTAATTCGCCAGCGTAGGTTGAGGTGATGGTCAAGTTATCAGCCATGGTTTTGTTTTTTTGTTTTTGTTTTTAGTTGTTTTTGTATCTTGCTACTATAGCACGAGTTCTATCTTCGATATTACTCATTGCTGTAATGTTTAAAGGTGCTTGAGGTGTAGCCTGGCGTGCCTGCTTTACAGTAGTTGCTGCCGGTGCTTTACTTAGCTCAGTAATCTTTTTCTCAGCAGCGCTTAGCTTAGCTTCGAATTCAGAGATTACATTTTTAAGTAAACCTTCTACTTGCTCTTTGCTGTAAGTCTCAGCTACTTCCTGCTCTACTTCAATCTCTACAGTAGGCTCTTCAGTAATAGCCTCAGCCATTGACTCAATTACGCCTGCTGCAACAACGATAACCATCCCGTTATCCATTGTGTATTCACCATCAGCAAGAGGTGTAGGGTTGCCATCTGCATCCATTACGAATACATCTACTCCTTCGGCAAATGCATCAGCACTTGAGTAGATCATAGTACCATCAGCTAAAGCTCCTTCTACAGCCATTACTACTTTAGTAGCTTCCGGTGCAGCAGTCTCCTCTACTGATAGCTTTATCCCATGCTTGCTCAGCATCGGAGTAAATTTGTTTAGAATGTCTTGAATCATGTTCATAGTTTATATTTATTAGTGGAAAAAATTACAAATTCATTTCAAGCTGTTTAGCTAATTCAGCTAATAGCTTCTCTAAGTCCTTCTCAGTTACATCAGTTTCACTCATTGGAGCAAACCATCCCTCTATTGAAAAGCCTTTAACCTCGCCATTCTTAACAGCTTGCCAAGTCTTATCATCATCTACCTTTACCCCTATCATCCAAGTTCCCTCCGGTAAGTCAAAGCCATAGTTCATGCTCTTGTCATGTGCTCCTGTAGTAACCCATGACTCTACTACTGTAAGATTATTTACCGGCATCTCATGCTGGATAGTATGGTTATGGTGCATGTTTCTTTTTAGGAATTCCTGAGCAGTTTGCTCTATGGTCTCTTTAGAGTAAGTAATAAAATACTTTTCGTTATTACCATCATATCTAACTATAGGTTGGTTAGGAATAAGCGCAGGGCCGTATAGCATGCGCTTCTCACCATCCTCTACTCTTGCTAATAACAAGTTAGATTTAGATAGTGCTACAAAGTCTACCATTATGGCAGGCTCAGATACAAGGCTCACAGCGTAAACCCCCATGTTATCCTCCTCCTCTCCTAAGCCATACTCTATTAATTTCAATTTGTCGTTCATGTGCTTTCTTTTTTAGTAGTGGAAAAATTCTATAAATGTGATTGGTCTATTATCTTTTGACGGGCCTCTAATGCGTTTGCTACGTTGCCAGCAAGTACATAGGTCTCTAATCCACCTGGCGCATTGTTAGCAATATTAGCTCCGCTGAAATCTATAGCCGGTGCATTGCCTCCTCCTGTTGGTATGCTTGGAGGAGCAGGAGTTCCACTACCACCATCAAATTTAGTAGATGCTATCTTTGCTATCTGCGCTGCTCCTGTGATAGATGCCAGTGCAATAGATACAGGAAGCGTTGGAGAAGGAAATGGATTAGCTGCAATAGCGGCTGTAATAGCTTTCGCTGTATCCATTATAGCTCCACCTATCTGCATCTTTTTGTTGAAGGCAAATTGCTTCTTTTTAAGGTTAAGTTCCGCTTTGCTTCCTGCCTCTACATTTGCTAATTGAGTTGAAAAATAAGCATCTCCTAAAGAACTTAATGCAGTCATACCCTGCTGTGCTATTTCAAGTTTATCGTTTGCAGCTTGAAGCGCTAACTTCATTTCCTCATCATTTTTCTTCTTTTTATCTTCTGCCTCTTTATCCCTTAAGGCTTGAGCTTCAGCTTCATATTTATTGTTAATCTCTGCCTCTGCTTTTTTCTGAGCCTCTATAAATAATAACTGTTGTGCGCTACCTTCCTTAGCTAAATTAATCAGCTCAAAGTATTTATTGCGAACTGAATCTATTTCTTTTTGTTGTGCGCTTAATGTAGCTTGATAAGCCTCCTCGGCTAATCTTTCTTCTTCCATTAAATATTCTTCCCTTGCTCCTTTTTGAAATTCAGCTCGGGCAGCTGCATCTGTTTCGGCTTTTTTCCTTGCCTCTTCTGCTAATTCGTCTGCAGTTTTTTTGGCATCCGCTGCTTTATCAGCTTTCTCTTTTGCAGCATCAGCATCTATTTTCTTAATAGATAATTGCATGCCTTGATAATCGCTTGTCATTTGCGCTATGCCCTCCCTTTGCTTTTCAAATGAAGCTTTAAGCTCTGCCTCTTGTTCAGCAGGATCAATAAATAAAGATGCAGCCATTGCGGCTCCTGCCTCAGTTAATTTACTTATTTCATCATTTAAATTTAGTGCAGTTATTGAACCAAATCCAAGCGCTTCACTAATTCTATTCGCTGTTGCTAACACCAAATCAATAGGAGCCACTAATAATCTTAGTGTTAAAGCAGACATTTCTAATGCACCTTTAATAATATCCTTAAGTAATTCCGCATTTCTGCGGCTCGCAGCTATTTGTGATTCTGCTTGTTTTTCTTGAATTTCTAAATTTACTTTAGCATCTTGTATAGATGTCTGAAGTTTCTTCATCTTAATCTGCAGTATTTCTTTTTCACTTTTACCTTGCAGCCTTAAAGAATTTTCAATAAGCGAGGAGTTATCATAAGCTTTCTTAGATGCATCTGCTGTAGCTTGTGCATTTTTAGCGATATTTCTTTGTTGCTCATCTATACCGGACAGTGCATTTTCAAGAGATGGAAATAACTTAATAAGCTTATCAAAATTCATAGCAATAGCTATAAGTATTCCAGCTACTAAAAGTATAGGGTTAGCCATAATAGCTTTACCCAATGCCTTAAACGCATTAACTCCAGCTGTACCCATTGACTTTAAACCTGCGCTAATATCTTCAGGCTTTAATCTTGCTAAGTTGCCACTAACTAAATTCAAAGATTGGCTTAAACCTTCAAAATCTAAATTAGCCATCTGCTCACCCATCATTCCAAATGATGCACGTGCTCCCTCAATAGCCGGTCCTGTATTTCCTTTCACTGCCTCAGCAGCATCATTCATTCTATCTTTAAGCTGGCCCATCTCAACGGATAGCTTAGCAAATTTCTCAGTGCCAGGATCCATCTGATCCTGCTGTTTCTTTAAGTCGGCATATTGCGCTTTAAGAGTCTTAGTAGATTTCTCTAAAGCTTGCGTTGCTGTATCAGTTTTAGCAAGCTCTTGGTTAATGTCGGATAGCCCTGTAAAGGTGCCCTCATCATCAAATGAGAGCTTTAATATCATCTCTTGTGTAGCCATTATATTACGCTATAAATTGTGAATGTAATTAAGCTAAGTAGCCCTATTAGTATAGTGTAATTAATAGCTCTTATTTGCCATACCTTGCGCCTTGCGTGATATGTACCACTTGCCTGCTTAAACTCTTTGCTCTTTCCCTGCACTCCTGATCTCAGTAAAGTCATACTAAGTATGATGTCATTTTGTGGATTTGTCATATTATAGGTGTACGTTGAAATTTAGATTGTGTGTACTGAATGGTTGCGCTTATTACTGCAGTTTCTCCTGAGTGCTTGCACTCTAAGTAAGGTGCTATCTTATTGCTTACTATAGGGAAGTGAGGTATAAAAGAGTTATTAGCAAAGCCGTTATGAAAGTTACTAATCTTAACGGGAGTAGAGCTATAGTGTGTAGTGGCATCTCTCCATAGCATAGTGCAAAATTCAGCAGTAGCTACCTTTCCTGTAAAGTCGGTTACGTTGTAATCATACTCCATAACTGAGATACTTATATTTACATGCCATACCGTCTCAGTAGGCATCTCTATCACACCTCCATCTATACCATCTATGTACATATCTACGTTAGTTGGATTAGCTACCATTTCACCTAAGCCCATAAGCTGAATAAATCCATGCTGGCTGCGCCCTGGTATAGTTGTTCCAAAGTCTGAGGTACCATCCCACCAAGTACCACCGCCAAAGTGCACCCCTCTTACATCAGCCTCTGCCCATCTGCCAGCTACCATAGTGCCCTCTCA